TTCAGATACCCAGTTGGATGCCAAAGATTACAAGGGCTACCATGTTAGCGTTCATAATAGCTTTGATAGTAAGAAATCGCCGGCACGTTTCTCAACTGGATGTCATGTTGAAGGCGCTGCTTACCCTCACCCGGACATGTATAATGGATATAATCAATATCATTCGTTTTCTGCTCGTGTGGGTAGTGTCGAAGATAAATCCTTACAAGATTTACCAGTGTTTCAAGGGTTCAGGGAATTCGTTCACAGTTTTGTTAGCGAATTCGTTGAACCTTTACCCATAAACACAGATTTGAGCTTCAAGAGCTGGCTTGAAGCGACGACATATTCTAGAAGGAAGAAAAACCAGCTTACCATCTTAAATCGTGCTTACGTTGATGGTCGTAAGAATTTTGATGCAAATGTTTTAAATGTTAAGTGTTTTATTAAAAATGAAGCTTACCCTACATATAAATATCCTCGTGCCATTTTGGCAAGAACCGATGATTTTAAGGTCCTTATTGGACCTGCTTTTAAAGCCATTGAGAATCATTTGTTTTCAATGAAATCAGAATTCGGTTTTAATTATTTTATCAAGAAGGTGCCTGTGCCTCAGCGGGCCGGTTACATTCTTGATGTGTTGGGTTTACAGCGGGGCTATAATGATCTGGAAACAAAAGACTGCCATTTGAGGAGATATGTTGTTACAGATTATTCAAGTTTTGAATCATCATTCACTCAAGATATTATGGAGGCATGTGAGTTCCAGTTTTACAGGAAATGTCTCGAGTTGGTCCCTGGCGGGTCGGACCTTTTAATCTTGATGGATCATTTGAAAAATTTAAATAGGTGCTTTTTTAATGAGTGGAAATTTACCATTAAGGCTAGACGTATGTCAGGCGAAATGAATACTAGTTTAGGGAATGGATTCAGTAATTTAATGTTAACCAAGTATGTTTTGAATAGTATAGGAGCACGGGATGTTAGGTTGCTTGTAGAAGGTGATGATTGTATTGTCACCTATATAGGACCCATGTTCACCCCAGAGTTGGTTACCAAACTTGGTTTTAAATTAAAATTTTTGTTTTTGTTGAGTCCTAACTATGCGTCCTTTTGTGGTCAAATATTTGATTTAGCGCATTTAGTTGTAGTTTGTGACCCTATAAAGGTCATTTTGAATTTCGCATGGACAAATATGAAATATTTTAAGTCTGAGCATGACATTAAAATGGGACTTGTCCGTTCTAAAGCACTTAG